TGGACATCGCCTTGTCGAGCTGGCTGATGATGGCGATTTCACTGGTCGCGCTTGCGCCTGATTTGCGTCTTGCATCGGACTGACGCTGCGTGGCCTCAGTGGCCTTATCGATCTCCTGAGCAACTTCTTTCTCGGCCTGAACGATCTTCTTGCCGGTGCCGGCTAATTCGGCCCCGGTTTTGCCGAGATCGTCGATCGCCTTTTCAGCATCCACAGCCGAATCGACCAGCTTGTCTAAATCGTCGGCAGCTTTAACCGCCGACGACGAATTGACCTCGATGCCCAGGGACGCGAAGTTGGTACTCATTTACTGTCCCTCTGTTCCGCCATCACCTGTAGGGCTTCGGCTTCCATGATGCGGATATCCGGGAATATGTCGGTGATCTGTGCCCGGGTAAAACCGAGGAAGCCAGCGACATCGCGAATTGACGTGTAATCCAGACCGGTAGCGCCGCACGCGCCTGTACGCCACTGGGTGCTCAGCGCTTCGAAGAGAAGGAAGGCCTGCCAGTTGTCAGGCCAGATCTCCTCCTCATCGCCATAGTCCTCGGCAGAAAAGCCGAAGGCGTCCTGCCCCTTGAAACTCGGCTGATAGAGAGCGCATGCGGCGCGGGTCAGTTTCCCAGGCGCGCCTTGCTGAATGCCTCGGAGTAAGCCGCCAGCACTGCGCTTGGTGTGGCGCTTATCGAGCTGACCAGGATGCGGAGGTTTTCGTCGGAGAAGTCTTCGTCGACATCCCAGCCGGCAACGATTGCCTTGAGCTGTTCAACTTGAAGATCAATCAGCAGGGTCGTGAACTGCTCAAGTCCCACCTGTTCGGATTTCTCCCCAAGTGCCTTATGCCGCTCACCCCAGCCGGCGTAGAGGGTCGCCAACTCGGCCCGGTCGCGGTACTTGAACTCAAACCCCACCTTCACAGGATCGCCGCCGACCGTAGGAAGCATCACGTCAGCTTTGAAGGTGGGGTTCTGGATCAGTTTGAACTTAGCCATGAGCTCTCCTTACTTGGCGTAGCGGATGAATTTGGCGACCACGGCAAACACGGCAGTCACAGCCATGATGTTGTTCTTGGTCAGCGATGGAACGTTGTCGTACGAGGCGAAGGCGTTGTAAGCGATGACGCCGCCGGACGCGAGATTGATCCGGACCGCACGCGGCTTCTTGTCGTCATCGGCTTCCAGCAGCACTTCGTTGTGAGGAAGGGTCGGGTCGTCCGCCATGGTCAGCGTGAACGACAGCGCCGATTTGGACGTAGGGATCTGGTGTTCATCATCTTCTTCGAGGAAAGAGTAAGTGACGTTTTGCTGCTCGCCGCCGGACTTACTCGAATCCGTAACCTGGCTGAGAGGCACCCACGCCAGAATTTTGCGAACCGAACCGCCGCCCGCGCCAGCGATGAAGCGCGCCGCATTGAGCGTATTGATCGACTCAAGCACGAACGAGTCAGTGGTCACGCTTTTGATACGAGCAATACGGTTGTTCAAACGAGCCCAGCCAGAGGTGACTTCAACAAAGTCGCCCGCCTCAAGATCATGACCAGCGGACGACACTACCGCTTCAGAGGCGTTGGTAATCGCGGTAAAAATGGTCGGCGCCTCATACGAGGCAGCGATAGCGGCAGTCGAGCCATTGGGTAGAAAAACGGCCATTGGTGTTTCCTCTTTTCAGAAATGACAAAACCCGCTCAATGGCGGGTTCTGGGTTTGCCCAATGGGCGGATTAGTTGGTGTCAGCGCGGTACATGAACGACACGGGCACGGTGAACGTGGTGTCGTCGGGAATGCCTGGGCCAGGGTCAACCGGGCTCATCGTCACCACGGTCAGAGCACCCTTGGTGTTCCGCTCGTACAGTGGGAACAGCGTGGCGATCTGGTCGGCCAACGCGCCAGCTGCGCCGCGGTACTTGCCCGACGGCGTCACGATGCTGACCTGAAACACGCCGGTGTACAGCTTATGGTCGCCGCCGAGCGTGTTGCTCGCAGTGTCACCCGGCAACGTGAAGGCTCGCAGGTAGGTGACGCCATCAGTGGGCGTGTAGGCCTCGTTTTCGACGACGACTTTCAGCGGCACCGGTAACGCTTTCGCCCAGGCGATCAGCTTGGCCTCGTAGACCGAGGCGATTAAGTTATGACTCATACCTGGTTGTTCCTGATTGTTTCATCGACGATCTGTTGAAAGCGAGCCAGGGTGATGCGAACCATGCCACCGGGCGCCTGCTTCGAATGTCCGTACTCAAGTGGCACTGCATACGGCAGGTTGTTCACCAGGTACGCCGTCTGGCCGATGGTCAGCGACTGAACCTGAGTTCTCAGCACCGCAATCGAGACGTTGCCCGACGGGTCGATCTGATCAAGCACGCCGTCGGCCGGCGAATCAATTGAGAACTGCCAGTTTCCGCGGAACCGTCCCCCGACGTAGCCCTTGCCTGCGACCAGACCGTTCACGTTGAAGTTCTGGTCGCGCTCGGTCTTGGTCAGGGGTTTGGCGTACTTTACGCCGCGCCTCAGCTTGCCGGCCTTCGTGAAGTTGCTGTCGGTCAAGTTGATGACCGTATTGCGCACGGCCACCTTGAAGTCGTAGGCATCAGCCGCCGCAGTGTTCGCCTGGCGATGCGCAACGTTGGCCGTCCAGATCTCGGGGTTGCCCACCGGCGACATGCGAATGACGCTGCTACCGATCTCGATCACGATTTCGCGGAAGGTGGCGTCGAGGCCGAGCTGTGCCTGCTCGGCAAACTGGCGGATGTTCTCGGCGAAGCTGCCGTTGAGGCCTGAGTATTTGCTCATGACCTCACCTGCAGCTCGTAGAGGATCGGCGTGCCGGCCGGGTTTATCTCTTTCAGCGGCGGAACGATTGACCAAGTGCGACCCTGAACCACCACCTTGTTCAACAGGTCGGGAACCCACTCAAGCCCCTTAGCGGCGATCTTGAGCTTCTTGTCGCCCTGCTTGATGAGGCTGTTGTTCTGGAATTCTTGGCCGGAGAAGTCGAGCAGGATGCCTTGGGCTGCTTGCTCAACGACGGTCTCGGCTGGTGCGCCACCACCAGGTACGTACTCGCCGATAGTGATTGCCCGAATGATCACGGGCTGGCCGAACTCTGTGATCATATCCAGAGCCATCACGGCCATTTCATCGTAGAAGGCCATGGTGGCTCCAGTTCAGCTATGCGCGGACGGCGAATAGGCCCCGCTTCTGTAGGTAGTCGGCAAACTGCGTAGCGCTCGGCCGATCTGGCGCCGCTGGCAGCAGTCGGCCGCTGGTGTTCGGGATCGTCGCGTACTCGCGAGTTACTGCGCCCTCGACACGCTCCAGCGTCACAGCGCCCTTCCGCTTTTCCACCGGATCGATATCGTCCTGATGAATCTCGGCGGCCAAGGCCATCTGGCCGTACTGGATACGAGCCGGCAGGTAGTTGTTCGGCTTGATCTCGCGATCCAGCAGAACTTCCCGGCGCGGCCAGGACAGACCCTGCTCGCTGTTGGTCTTGCGCCCTTTCCAAGTCTTGCCATCCATCGCCAAGGCGGCTCGGCGAAGCAGCGCTTCTTGCGCAACAACATCGGCAGGAATGACCACGCCGAACTTCACGGCATACATGGCCAAGTCCTCGGCGGAAGCATAGCTTTCGGCGTCTGGCTTGCCGGTGCCGTCCTCGATGATGAGAGTCATGAATCAGCTCGCAGGAATGAGTTTGAGAAGGTCGAGCTTCGGAGCTTTGGCATCATATTCGATGCCTCGAGCAGTCAACCACTCGCGTAATTCGCCGACACTCATCTCCTTCGGATCAGGTTCGAGTTTGTCTTGCTCGCTGCCATGATCCGAGAGCGTTACTTCGACGCCCACCGCCTCATAAGCAGCTGCGATCTCAGGATAGTCGCCAACGATCACAACTGTCGTTGCGTCGCGCTCAATCAAACGAAACAGATCGGGATTGCGGTAACGCTTTTCCGGATCGAAGCCATCAAGCTGATTGCTGTACGTCAATTCCATGATGCTCTCCATGGCGGCCATTGCTGACCGCGCCCAGGGGTTGTTGTTAGCCGCTAACTGGAGGTGTGGTGGTCAGCTTGATCATCACGCCGGCAGTGACCTTGTTGCTGCCAGCATGCTTGACCCAGTTAGCAGCAGAACCAACGGCGGCCAGCGTTGGGTTCGAGCCGCCAGTCGCTGCCTTCCAGCTGTAACCCAGCACATCAATGTTCACGGTGCCTTCAGCGCGGTAGCCGATACCGAGGTTTTCTTCGTCGTTCACTTCGTAAGAACGGAAGCCAGGGGCCTGGGACTCGGTGATCGTCACAGCGTTTGGCAGCAGGCCGAAGATCACGTCCGAAGGCGCGGTATCGGTCACCAGCACCGGCTTGCCGAGGGTGCCCGGCAGGCCGCCGTAGATCACAACGCCCGCTTCTTCGTAGATCTTGTTGGTGATCGCCTCGTCGACAATGTCGAAGTAGGCGCTGGAGTGCATGACCCAGAGCGCGATCCGGCCGAACTTGTCACCGAACTTACGCATGCCGCGTGTCAGCGTCTTCTTGCCGTCGGTTTCGATGTTGGCGGAAACCACCATGTCGGGGTTGGAGCCAATAGCTGCACGAAGACCGGCAGTGGCGTATTGAATGAAGCCTTCCAGAGTTGCGTCAGCCACGTCGGCGCCAACGATCTGGGAGAACTCTTCAACCGGGCGACCACGGCGTTTGAATGCTTCTTCCGTCGTCTGATACGGACCGTACTTCCATGGTGCTTTGACGCCCACCGCTTCACCGGCGCTGATCTTCTTGGCAGTCACCTTGCCTTCCGAGTTTACGTCGCGGTGCTCCAGCGAGCCGTTCAGCTTGTACAGAGCACGCTTGCGGAAGTCGCCTTCGATCAGCTCGTTGTCGAGCACCATCGCGCCGTTGGACGATGCGTTGAAGATATCCAGGTTGTCCTGGACACGCTCCAGGTATGCGGTTTGCGCCTCATCGTTGTAGATGATCAGGTCGCTGTTAACAGTTGTAGCCATGGGTGAATCCCCTTACTTGGGCAATTGCAAATATGCGGTTTGGCCGTGCTTGCGCTGAAAGTCGCGCTTCTGCTCGGAGGTCATTTCGGAGCGCTTGAATGCAGCCTTGCCGCCACCCCCGCCCGGGGCAAATGTCCCTGAAGCCCTTGGCCACAGGTGAGGTGCGCTTTCACGCAAGGATTCCGCCCATTCGAGCGGGGTCAGAGGGGTCTTGCCGTCTTTGCCGAGGATGGTCTGGCCGGACTCATCAACGGCGACTGCATCGCCATCTTCGTTAAGGGTGAACACGCCTTTGGCGCGCAGGATGATGTCGTCTGTTGCTTCAGGGAGTGCACCAGCCTTCAGTGCTGCGCTACGCACCGAGTCGCCCAAGACTTTGCCCTGGAACTTGGCAGCGAAGGACTCTGCCTTCTCAGCGCGCTCGCTGATGGTCTTCAACTGTTTGTCGTAGTCGCCACGCAGGCGCTCCGTGCGGCGGTTGAAGACCTCGTCTACCTTGCCCTCTGTCAGCAGCTTGGTTTCTTCGTCCTGACCCGCTCGACTCAGCAGCCCTTTGACGGCGTCGATGTCGATACCTTCAAATTGGGTTTCGAACTGGCTCAGCTTGCCGCTGGTGTCTTTCAGCTTGCCCAGCAGCTCCGTGTTCTTTGTTTTCAAACCCGAGACGGATGCTTCAACGGCAGTCGCGATAGCGGCCTTGATTGCCGGGTTTTCCAGGTCGATTTCGTTTTCTTCTGCCACGTTGATGTACCCCTTGGGTATGTTTCGCCCGCTTTGCAGGCATGAAAAAGCCCGACACATGGCCGGGCTTGGTTTTAAAAATTAACGTTTCGGTATTCGCTCCGAGTCTGGAACGGCCTGATTAATACGCTTTAACATCGGCATCAGTCCCCCGTGCAAACCAGTTTTTGTGGCTTTTCGTTTGGCGAGTTGTGCTTGAATCAAATGACCAGGTCCGTTGTAGATCTCTTCAAACGTACCGTCTCGATTCATGCGAATGCCAAGGTAAAAATCCGGGACGTGATGGACTGGAAAAGTAAGGCTGGTGCCGAAGGTGGTTTTGATTTGGACGTTACGGCCATCATCCGTAACAGCGTCGTGATGCTTGGTTAGCCCTTCATTCAGAGTCAGACCGTACGCCAAGCTGGCAACCACCTCGCCTATATCCCCGACTAGGCGACCGTCAGGCGTAAATGGTTTGCCGGGATACGCTTCCTGAAGCATAGAAACGGAAGCAAATAATCCCTTCAATGCCTCTTCAATTTTTAGCTGAATAGCTTGATCCATGACGACTCCTTGGTAGTGCCAATATCCTATATCAGATCCCGGCGCGTTCGAATGCCAATGGTTCCAAGCCTTTCATTTCCGCCAGCGTCAGCGGCGCGAAGTTGCGATCAAGCTGCAGCTCGGCAAAGCGCTGGACGCTCAGCCCACCTTCTCGGAACAGCTTCGCCCGCACCGGCCCAATAGCCACATCCTGAAACGACGCAGGCTGCTGCTGAAGCCAGTGGTAATAGTCGAGGCTCGCACTGACCTGGCCTGCGCCATTGGCACCGACCGAAGCCCGTGTAGAGCCCTTGGCGAACATCTCGCTGAGTTTGGTGAGCAGAATGAACGTGGTGCGGCAGTTCGGGTGAAACGGTGGCCGGGGACCGGAGTCGACCGGGAAACGCCGCTTATCCATCGAGCGACATTGCTGGCTGGTCTTGCTGTCCAGCGTGGCGACCATTTCAATCTCGGCCACGATATCGGTATTGGCCTTGGCCACCTCCATGCGCGCTTGGGAGGACACATGCTGAATCGCCGTGTGTACAACGGTGCTGGCGTTGCGATTAGTCGTTGCCAGGATGCCGTCTTTATACCCCGCCGCCTTGGTGCCGCGAATGTTGCGAATGACCTGAAAGCTCGTCTGACCTTCGAAGAAGCCCTGCCGGATCGTGCCGATAACGCGCTCCCGCTCCGCAGTGGTCCAACCCTTGATGAATGACTTCAGCAGTTTCCCACCGCCGGTGCCGCGCAC